GTCCCTCCATTGAGAATGTGCTATTCAATTCAAAATACACATGCGTCTCACCTGCCCAATACGTAAACGAGTTGAACGGTACACTAGCAGATCCCTTAATAAGATCACCAGGCACCGAATAGCTCGCAATAATCGTATTCTCGGCGTGCGAGGTGCTCCAATCGAAAACTTCAATAAGTTGTCGTCGTTCAGCCATTGTCGTTAGCTGATATTGCACCTCTGCTCCACCATGAACATGATTCGGATTCAGGTAAGGCTTCACATTCTCTTGCGCTTGCGTAACCGCGCTGGACACCATATTTACCCCTGTGCCACTCTGGGGTTTTGCTTTCAGGTCAACCATTGCCCCGCGCCGTTTTGCAGGCGCTAGGAACGTCATCATTGGGACCTCTCTAAGGCAGAAGAAATAAGGATTATCTCCTGCCGCACCATAGAACTGACTAAGACCTCTTGTTGAAGAAGTCAACGCATTTATTATGAGTTTGTTATCACAACAAAATGTGTCATTGTCAGCCATGGTTTGATTGAGAGGTCTTCGGAAGAAATTCCACTGGGTATATGGATCGACTTGAAAGTTGAAAGGACCTTCTTCTGCACCAAGCCCTTTCAAAAATGGACCTGCAAGCCCTATGCTCTGCGCTGGTTGGCCGGGGAAAGTATCGAGCAAAGGCTGGTCCACTGGAAGCTCTGTCATAAAACCCACCTCGATGTTCATATTTCCGGTTAGCCTAAACCGAAAACCTGACCACCAAAATGCATACATGCGCGCAAACTGATACAGAGCTCCTTGTGAGAACGAGAACGGTTGAAATGTCCCCTGCGTAATAGGATCAATTGAAGGATTCTGAAGTAAAAGGTAATTTATAGGATAAATACCATGATTTACTGTCACTGTCGAAATGATAGTAAACCGCTTCATCAGATCCGTCAAATCTGCACCCTGCCACGATCGCGATCTGTTCTCACTATCTCCAACTTCTCCAACTGCACGCGGCTCGATGATGGTCGAGACCACTGGCTCAACCTCCAGTGGTCCTGCATCCCCCATCATCTGGCACCGAGCACCTGGAATATCTTCTAAATAAGTTTGTTGCCAAATCTCTATCGTCATCGGCATCTGCTGGCGTTGCGCCGGCACGATGTGACGATAGAAATTCCGCATCTCATTTGTCAAGAAGATACTCCGCGGCCCCCAATGCTCATCAATCACTTGGTAAATAAGCTCATCCGCCTCATCTACTCTGTTCAACACCCCAGTTTTGTATCTATACAATGCTTCTTCATACGTCGGAAGCCTTGCGGTCGATCCAATATCCTGTAGTGCCAAACGGAGTCGATCGGACAGTTCCTTATACGCTTGTCTCCCTCTTCCAAAGTGACGCATGAGCAAACTTCCCGCATTGCTCGCAACTGCTTCCAAAGGATCCAACCCCTTGGATATCCATGCCAGGCTGGTGAAATCGCCCGTGTCTGTTGGGACTGCAAAATGTGACGCACCATTCACCATTCCACGCGCTGTTCTGGTCTTACACTTCAAAAATTCCAATTCCGTATAGTGTTTATGTGCCTCCTCATTGTCGGACTTGTCCGCTGGGGTATATTCGATACCATGCCTAGCGAACGCATCTCTCACACTGAGAAAATTATAAACACCAAGCTTCTTATCGGAAACCACATTGATGTTATCATCAGAAAATGTCGATTTTCTAACGTTAGCATCATAATCACTCATGTCTGTCTCTATCCCTAGGTGTTTGTGAACCCAGGTCCAGGCCAAACGCAAGAGAATATCATTCATGTAAGACCCCATAATTGATGTCAGCGACACACCACTCTTCAATTGCCCGCGCTGCAAATAACACTTGTTCCCAACCACAAGCTGACATTCCAATGTCATCATCACCAAATTGTACCGCGCCAAGTCCTCCTGCTCACTCGTCGTCCCAAAGGTTGCATACCATTCATTCACGAGCTCCACAAAACCCTTCGCAATCTGCTCGCAAAAATACTTCTCAAACTTCTTGTAATCACCATCAAAACCACGATTACCAACTTGGCGCAACGTCTGAATCAACGTATCCCAATCGAGGGAGTACGGATCCATACCAACTGACGAAGGCAACAAC